CGGTCTCGCGGGTGATGACAACTTGATCACCGTCGCGCGCAATGACTTTGCCAGTAGCAGCAGAAGACTGACCGATGATGGTATTGCCTACAGCGACAGTGCCTGTCAAGTTGCATATCAAAATAAGATAAAGCGCAGCAGAAGGGCTTGGTCTTCCGTCGTATCGTTCGTACCCAGCAATGCGGGTATAGCCCCCAGTGATGGAGGCTTCAAAGTTGGCGGCCTTGCGGGCAAAGCCGGGAGGTAAAGAAAGTGTGGGGGTGACTTGGTCCAAACCGCCGTTCAGGCGGATTAGATCGTATTGAACGGGAGGGGTCTTGAGTGGCATCGCGCCTCCTTAAGCCAAAGGCGGGCCGCTTACCATGGTCGGGAGTTGATCGATATTCAAACGATTCATGAGACGTTTAAATTCAAACTCACCGCGCGAATAAACCTCGGGTGCTGCTTCGTAGCCACCGTAAAACATCATGGCTCGGTAGACGATCATCATGTGAAAGCGATCAGGAAACACAGAGGGCGGTGCGTCTGTGTTTGTTGCAAACGTGACTGGTACTTTGTAGTACTCACCTACGATCACGTAGGGTTGGTCAGGGACCGAGCCAAAGCCTAAGTTTTTATCTGGATCGACTGTAACAACGACAGGACGCGCATAGGTGTAACGCATGTTTGCGTAAATGTACAAGTTCCTAAAGGTCGTCCATTCCATGTAGTTGATCAGCTGTTCGTCTTTGTACTGCTGGCCAACCGATGAAGCTCGGAAACTATCACGTTTCCAGTTTCCGAAAGTAGACCCCACACCGGCTTCGGTGGGGGTATAGATTTGCTGCTGGGTGACGGTGTTGAATTCAAACGTCTCCCGCAGCCATTGCCAATCTTCCTTTGCTGTCTGAATATCTTCCCAAGCCGAATTGACCCAGCTGGCGATCCTTGCGGATTCGCCAGTTAGACCGACAACGCTAGTCAAGGGTGTGCCGGCGCCAGAGACGCCGCACTCTACTCGTGCGCGATTAACAAGCTGAAGGAAGTTCACAGAGCAGCTCCGGTTTAAGCGGGTTCAGCTAATACGTTTTGCAACCATGCACGGCCACGGGGATTGTCGTCGTGCATCAACTCAAAAGGATATGCCAAACCATGGCGCGCGATCATGTCAATTTGATCAGGCGCTGCTGGGTTGCGAGTTACTTGGCTGTATTTGGTTTCCTTCATACGTGCCAAGATCTCGACATACTTGCGACGAACGCGCATAGGCACGCCGCGCATGATAGGCTGGTTGGTTCCGTTGCAGTTGAGAATCACATGAGGAGATTGGTTTTCGTCAGTGCTGGCGTGCACCATGACTTCAACCATTTCGTTCATGAATGCTTCGCTTGCTGCAAGCTCGCGAAAGTCTACAACTTGGGAAACCGGATCAACTGTTGGTGTGTCGTCAATGATTTCAATTCCTGCGACTACTTCTTTTTTTGCCATCTTCATTCTCCGTTAGGTTTAAAAAATCGGTCTGCCAAAAAGCAGGCTGCCCGAAGGCAACCTGCAAAACCCTCTGTTAAGAGAGGATGGCAACTTACTGGGCGCTACCGGGCATGTCCATGCAATCGCTGAACACGTCGGTAATACCGGCGGCACCGAGGTCGGTCGAGCCGGGAGTGAACGTAGCAGAAGAGCTGGTAGTCACTTTGATCAAACCGACCAAAGTTGTACCGGCTGTAACCTGACCGGGCACTGGGCAAGGATCGCCAGCAGCAACGATAGGGCCTTGTGTGGTCGACACGGCACCGGCACCTGTAATCCACACTGCAAACAAGCAAGCCTGAGAGTTACCCAAAGCGGTGCCGGCAGTAAAGGTCAAGTTGTCGGTAGCAGCGTAAGACTTGAAAACGCCATTGCTTGTAAAAGTCAATGTGTTAACAGTCTTAAACGTGTTGGCGTTTGTGCCTTCGGCTAAGCCGGCAGCGGTCAGCGAGAGATAGCCACTATTGGCTTGTTCGATGTTGTATGACATGATTTATTCCTTTAGGAAAAGATTATTAAGAAGCTGCTGTGAAAGTCACGCCAGCTGCCACTGCGCAATGCGCATAGGCAAACCAGCTTGTACCGTCACTGATAACAGTTACACGATCGCCTGCAACCGACGAGCCATCTACAAAAGAGATGGTGTCATCGGCTGTGCCTGTATCACCAGCGGCGCCAGAAGCGGGATACGCTTGGCCCTTGATGATGTTGGCGCTGGCGTTGGTCACGATCGTGTAGCTGGCGCCAGAAGGTGCCGCAGCCACAATGAAGGTGTATGTCAAGCCAACCGCAGGTGCGGGCAGAGTGGTTACGAATTCAGTAGCCGAAGACAAAAAATATGTCTCGCCGCTTTCTGCCGCTGTCAGTGATGACGCGGCAGCAAGCGTAGCGTTTGCAACGGGACCCAAGACGGGAGCCGTAATAGACGCTGCGGTTACATCGTTCAAACGGTCTTCGTTCAGAAGTTTCCAGTAGTTTGATTGCATGATGTGTTCCTTTAAGTTAAGACGCTGGGACTTGCGTCCCAGCTAGTCCATTACAGAGCGGTCACACCGGCTTCGATACGGGCCATGAAGGCGTCGTTCAGACGCACAGTCGCGAACCATGTAGAAGCGCCCACGTAGCCGAATTGGCCCAATGGGTTGGCGTGGTTGGTCTGTGAGGCTTTGAGGACCACAGGCTTGATGGCAGACATGCCCTTGAGGGCGACTTGGCCCCAGCAGTCTTCACCGATGATGATGAAGGGATACACGTCAACGTTAGCAGCGCCAACAGACAACATGCCGTTCAAAGTTGCAGAACCTGCAGCAGCAAAGGATTTCAACAGGGGTGAGCTGATGAAACGGAAGTCTTCGCAAGCGCCGATTTCGCGGTCATGGATTGGCTTGAATGAACCGTACTCTTCCACACGGGTGAAGCCGGGCAAGTTACGGATGTCGCTGACAGCGTCAGTGTGGCAGAAGATAACGTATGCGGGTTGCACAGCGCGAGTACCAAAGTTGACACCGGGAGCCAAACGGCTGGTAACGCGGCGTGAACGGTTGGACTCAAGTGTACGAGCTGCTTTACGGATTGCGTTCAAGCTGATCGCTGTGTTGATTGCAGAGCGGCTAGAACCGTTTGCATAGATCACAGTAGAACCGGCCTTCAACACACCGTAACGAACCATCTCCATCACCTCAGCCAATGTCTCGCCTGTGAGCTTGACCATTTCGCCGGGGATGTCGTCTTCGTACAGCTGCTCAACTTTGCTGGAGTACTTGAACAGCACGCCATATTGTTGCAACTGAACAGACACGTCTTGGAAAGAGATCGTGTTTGCGTTAGGTGTCACACCCTCAGCCAACACGAAGTGGGAAGCGGTGATGTCAGGAGTACCAACATAGCGAGAAGAGTTCTCGATTGTTGTACCAACAGTAGATGCGCCGAAAGGCAAAGTACGACGGAACACCAAGGTGTCTGTCGAATTTTGTGGCATCTCGCGTTGAGTACCGAAGTCGCCCAAAACAGTGATGGGCTGTGCGTGTTCAAGCATACCTTGGGCAGCGCGGATAAGGTTTCGCGATGCTACGGTGCCGTAATTTTGAATAGACATGGTCTAGTTTCCTTTTCTGAAAATTGATTTAGTAACCGCGATCCTTGAGCTCTCGCTCACGTTTCTTGGCTTCGTAGTTCCACAGTTCTGCCGGTGACATGTCGCCAATTGTTTTAGGCGGCGGTGTCTGACCGGGTCGAGTTGTCGCGGCTGCAGCGAGACGTGCTCCGCGCTCTTGCCGAATATCCGCAGCTGAACGCGTCCGAGATTCACTGAACATGTCCAGCATCTTGATTGCGTCTTTGCTTTGTGGGCTTTCTGCCAAGGCTTTGACATCAAAGGATTGCACGGCAAACCATGCGGCAAACTCCGGAGTATTTACCGTTGTTTTCCAGTCTTCGTACTTACCTTCAATCCTAGCCTCTTCAATGTTGGCCATCATCTCTGCTTTGGTCTGACTCACTTGTTGCTGCACAAGCTGTGATACCTGTTCGGGTGTCAAGCCTGCTTGCTGTGTGCCGATCTTGGCAGCGACATATTCCTCCATCGCTCCTGCCCACTCGGGGAAATCCTGCTTGAGCTGATCCCACTTCTCTGGGTTTTTAGCGGCGCTAGCGATAGCCGTCTGCGATGGCGAGTCTTGCGGTGCGACTTGCGTCGCTGCTTGACGTGCCTGCTGGGCTTCTCGTTGCATCGCTGCCACGCGACCTTCGGTAGTCTTAACGTGGTGCAGCAATTGAGCATTTGCTTGGGCTAACTCATCGATCTGAGCCAGTTTGGCTCGAAGCGTTGGCGATAGTCCAGCGTATGGGTCTTCCTCTTGTTCCGGTTCTAACTGGAGTTCAGCCTGCGGCGTTTCCGGCGCAGTGGCTATAGGGTCAGCCGCGAGTGAGTCATCACCGGCAGTTAACTTTGAAGCCTCTTCGTTCCATAAGTTTTGTGCTTCTTCCGAAGTCAATTGGTTTTCTTCCACTTTTGCTCTCCAAACAAAAACCGCCTCTCAGCGGTTTACTAACAAGGCCAAGCGGGAATTTACTCCGGCTCGACCGCCACACCCCGAGTTGCCTCATTAGGCAAGTCGAGAAATCTTTTCAGTGCTCTGATCTCACCCCTTAACGCTGCCGTCTCTGTGTCGGAGAGCCCGACGGCATCGTTTTTCTTGCGCGCAAGTTCAAGCTGGGCTTCTGCCCATTTGCGTAATCTGTGCCAAGTATCAGAGGAGTAATCAGTCATTCACAAAAAAGCCAGCTGGGTAGCTGGCTTGGTAAATTTTGGACGCACTTCGCCCGAACAAATTGTAGATCAAAGCGTAGGGTTTGTGCAACACTTTTTTAAATGCCTGATCCGACCCGTAATTTGAGGTCCTGCTCAGCGGAGAACAGCTCTTTGCGGCTGCGTTCCTTGATCGCCGTATCAGCCAGCTTGGCCTTGATGGTCTCAAGGCTGATGTTCTGGTTGTTGGACATCTTGAGCATCTCGATCTCGCGGGACATCTGCAACTCGGCCATGCGCATCTCGGCTTCCTGCTGGAAGATAGCTTGGCGCAGCTGGAGCTCTGCGGCATCGCCTTCGTTCTGCGCTTGGACCTTGGCCATGTCGGCCTCAGCCCTGATCTGCGCAGCTTGGATACGTGGGTCTGGTGCTTGCTGCTGGCCTTGGGCTGCCTGCTCTTTGATCTTTTCCAGCTCGTCCTCGGACTTGAACACCTCCGCTGGGTCGATGTGCTGGGCTTGCAGCGCCTTCTCAAACAGCTTCT